CATGGTACTGAATGGTGATGTGGTTAGTACCGGCGATATTGTTAACGCAGGAGAGATTCGCTTTGATAATCAGACGACACCGGATGCCGCGCTGAGCCGTGCTGTTGCAAAAGGCGCCTCCCCGGTAACGTTCCATAAACTGACCACCAGTAACCTCACCGGTCAGGGGGGCACCATCAATATGCGTGTTCGCCTTGATGGCAGCAATGCCTCTGACCAGCTGGTGATTAATGGTGGCCAGGCAACCGGCAAAACCTGGCTTGCGTTTACAAATGTCGGAAACAGTAACCTCGGGGTGGCAACCTCCGGACAGGGTATCCGGGTTGTGGATGCACAGAATGGTGCCACCACAGAAGAAGGTGCGTTTGCCCTGAGTCGCCCGCTTCAGGCCGGCGCCTTTAACTACACCCTGAACCGTGACAGCGATGAAGACTGGTACCTGCGCAGTGAAAATGCTTATCGTGCAGAAGTCCCCCTGTATGCCTCCATGCTGACACAGGCAATGGATTATGACCGGATTCTGGCAGGCTCCCGCAGCCATCAGACCGGTGTAAGCGGTGAAAATAACAGCGTCCGTCTCAGCATTCAGGGCGGTCATCTCGGGCACGATAACAACGGTGGTATTGCCCGTGGGGCCACGCCGGAAAGCAGCGGCAGCTATGGCTTCGTCCGTCTGGAGGGTGACCTGCTGAGAACAGAGGTTGCCGGTATGTCTCTGACGACAGGGGTGTATGGTGCTGCAGGCCATTCTTCCGTTGATGTTAAGGATGATGACGGCTCCCGCGCCGGCACGGTCCGGGATGATGCCGGCAGTCTGGGCGGATATCTGAATCTGGTACACACATCCTCCGGCCTGTGGGCTGACATTGTGGCCCAGGGAACCCGCCACAGCATGAAAGCGTCATCGGACAATAACGACTTCCGCGCCCGGGGCTGGGGCTGGCTGGGCTCACTGGAAACCGGTCTGCCCTTCAGTATCACTGACAATCTGATGCTGGAGCCACAACTGCAGTACACCTGGCAGGGGCTCTCCCTGGATGACGGCCAGGATAACGCCGGTTATGTGAAGTTCGGGCATGGCAGTGCACAACATGTGCGTGCCGGCTTCCGTCTGGGCAGCCACAACGATATGAACTTTGGTAAAGGCACCTCATCCCGTGACACCCTGCGCGACAGTGCAAAACACAGTGTGAGTGAATTGCCGGTGAACTGGTGGGTACAGCCTTCTGTTATCCGCACCTTCAGCTCCCGGGGTGACATGAGCATGAGTACAGCCGCAGCCGGCAGTAACATGACGTTCTCACCGTCCCGGAATGGCACGTCACTGGACCTGCAGGCCGGACTGGAAGCCCGTGTCCGGGAAAATATCACCCTGGGCGTTCAGGCCGGTTATGCTCACAGCGTCAGCGGCAGCAGCGCTGAAGGCTATAACGGTCAGGCCACGCTGAATGTGACTTTCTGATAATCAGGGCACTCCCCTTCAGGCCCCGGTCATTATGACCGGGGCCTTTTACTTTCAGGGATCAACAGATATGCCGGGTTGTACATCACGTTTATTGCCCGAAGACCCTTTTACTGCCAAATGGCATCTGAATTGATCACAGTTTGGCCGGTTATTACCCGATCCCGATGGGGATATTGGGTGATCTCCTTCCATGAAAATACGCAGCTCACCAGTGGAAGGCTTCTCAGACAATAAACGTCATTCATTTCATCTGTCAGGCCGCGTCTTCTCCGGGAGACGAGGCTTTTTCATTTATACCGCTAACTCATTCATAAGGAGCAAATAATGCGATTAGCAAATCGTTTTGGTCATGTAAACCAGATACGCCGTGACCGCCCGCTGACACATGAAGAACTGATGCACTATGTGCCCAGTATTTTTGGGGAAGACCGGCATACCTCCCGCAGTGAACGCTATGCGTACATTCCCACCATCACCGTACTAGAAAGCCTGCAGCGGGAAGGTTTTCAGCCCTTTTTCGCCTGCCAGACCCGTGTGCGCGACCCGGGCCGCCGGGGATACACAAAACACATGCTGCGTCTGCGCCGTGACGGGGAGATAAACGGACAACATGTCCCTGAAATCATCCTGCTGAACTCCCATGACGGTACCTCCAGCTACCAGATGCTGCCGGGTTACTTCAGGTTCGTCTGCCAGAACGGATGCGTCTGTGGTCAGTCTCTGGGGGAAGTGCGTGTTCCACACCGGGGAAATGTAGTGGAGAAAGTTATCGAAGGGGCTTACGAGGTGGTGGGCGTGTTTGATCGGATAGAGGAGAAGCGTGATGCCATGCAGTCGCTGGTCCTGCCGCCACCGGCACGCCAGGCGCTGGCACAGGCGGCACTGACTTACCGTTATGGTGACAAACATCAGCCAGTCACCACTGCCGACATTCTGACACCACGACGCCGGGAGGATTACGGTAAGGACCTGTGGAGTGCTTATCAGACCATCCAGGAGAACATGCTGAAAGGCGGGATTTCCGGCCGCAGCGCTAAAGGAAAACGTATCCACACCCGTGCCATTCACAGCATCGACACGGACATTAAGCTCAATCGCGCATTGTGGGTGATGGCAGAAACGCTGCTGGAGAGCATGCGCTGATGCTGTTTCCCTGAAAGTGCAGCCCTGACTCACGTCTGTACCAGTCCTCAGGCATTCTTCCATTCATTTACTTTTTATAAGGAATAATCTCATGACAACCTTTTCGCATAGCTCCACCACACCTTCTGTTTCCGTAACTACTGCATCAGGGAATAACCAGTCTCAACTGGTTGCCACTCCCGTCCCTGATGAACAGCGCATCAGCTTCTGGCCGCAGCACTTTGGCCTCATTCCACAGTGGGTGACCCTGGAGCCCCGTGTCTTCGGCTGGATGGACCGTCTGTGTGAAGACTACTGCGGTGGTATCTGGAATCTGTATACCCTGAACAATGGTGGCGCATTTATGGCCCCCGAACCGGATGACGATGATGGCGAAACATGGGTACTGTTCAATGCCATGAACGGCAACCGCGCTGAAATGAGCCCGGCAGCCGCCGGCATTGCCGCCTGTCTGATGGCGTACAGTCATCATGCCTGTCGTACAGAGAATTATGCCATGACGGTCCATTATTATCGGTTGCGGGATTACGCCCTGCAGCATCCGGAATGCAGCGCCATTATGCGCATCATCGACTGAATGGAGAGAAGCATAATGCAACAGCTTTCCTTTCTGCCCGGAGCGATGACGCCCGGCGAGCGCAGCCTCATTCAACGGGCCCTGAAAACCCTGGACCGCCATCTTCATGAACCCGGCGTGGCCTTCACCTCCACGCATGCAGCACGGGAATGGCTGATTCTGAACATGGCGGGACTGGAGCGTGAAGAGTTCCGGGTGCTGTATCTGAACAACCAGAATCAGCTGATTGCCGGTGAAACCCTCTTTACCGGCACCATCAACCGCACGGAAGTTCATCCCCGGGAGGTGATTAAACGCGCCCTGTATCACAATGCCGCTGCCGTGGTGCTGGCACACAATCACCCGTCCGGCGAAGTTACACCCAGCAAGGCAGACCGCCTTATCACGGAACGTCTGGTACAGGCACTGGGCCTGGTGGATATCCGGGTGCCGGACCATCTGATAGTCGGTGGCAGCCAGGTTTTCTCCTTTGCCGAACATGGTCTGCTTTAACCCGTCACAACCACATCACACCTGTTTTCACTTTTATCTTCTGTCTTCAGAGGTATCCCATTATGAAAATTATCACCCGTGGTGAAGCCATGCGCATTCACCGTCAGCATCCGGCATCCCGTCTTTTTCCGTTCTGTACCGGTAAATACCGCTGGCACGGCAGTGCTGAAGCGTATACCGGTCGTGAAGTGCAGGATATTCCCGGTGTGCTGGCCGTGTTTGCAGAACGCCGTAAGGACAGTTTTGGCCCGTATGTCCGGCTGATGAGCGTCACCCTGAACTGAATCAGGATGGGCATTCTGATGAGCAGAATTATCGCCGCCGCCGAACCATTCTTAACTGATTTTTTGTGAGGATTTTATCGTGTCAGACACACTCCCCGGGACAACGCATCCCGACAACAACAACGATCGCCCCTGGTGGGGGCTACCCTGCACCGTGACGCCCTGTTTCGGGGCACGTCTGGTGCAGGAGGGTAACCGGTTGCATTACCTTGCAGACCGCGCCGGTATCAGAGGCCGGTTCAGCGACGCGGATGCGTACCATCTGGACCAGGCCTTTCCGCTGCTGATGAAACAACTGGAACTCATGCTCACCAGCGGTGAACTGAATCCCCGCCATCAGCATACCGTCACGCTGTATGCCAAAGGGCTGACCTGCAAAGCCGACACCCTCGGTAGTTGTGGTTACGTTTATCTGGCTGTTTATCCAACATCCGAAACGAAAAAGTAACTCTCCGGAATAACCTTCTGTTCCGGACTGGTGTTTTCACCACGCCACTTTCCCATTTTTCATCTCTGCATATCAGGAAAATCTTCAGTATGAACACATTACCCGACACACACGTACGGGAGGCATCGCGCTGCTCATCTCCCGTAACCATCTGGCAGACACTGCTCACCCGACTGCTGGACCAGCACTACGGCCTCACGCTAAATGACACACCGTTCTCCGATGAACGTGTGATTGAGCAGCATATTGAGGCAGGCATTTCACTGTGTGATGCGGTGAACTTTCTCGTGGAAAAATACGCGCTGGTGCGTACCGACCAGCCGGGATTCAGCGCCTGTACCCGCTCTCAGTTAATAAACAGCACCGATATCCTCCGGGCTCGCAGGGCGACCGGCCTGATGACCCGCGACAATTACAGAACGGTAAATAACATTACCCTGGGTAAGCATCCGGAGGCGAAATGATGAAACTGGCCCTGACGCTGGAAGCCAACAGCATTAACGTGCAGGCACTGAACATGGGGCGCATTGTCGTTGACGTCGATGGTGTTAATCTTGCTGAACTGATTAACGTGGCCTGCGACAATGGCTACTCCCTTCGTGTTGTTGATGAATCTGACCGGACCGCAACTGACAGCATGCCACCCTCCGCTGCCCTGAGCGGTATACGCTGCAGCACCGCACATATCACGGAAACAGACAACGCCTGGTTGTACTCGCTGTCACACCAGACCAGTGACTTCGGCGAATCAGAATGGATTCATTTTACCGGTAGCGGATATCTGTTACGTACCGATGCGTGGTCATACCCGGTTCTGCGGCTTAAACGCCTGGGGCTGTCAAAAACGTTCCGTCGTCTGGTTATCACACTTACCCGACGTTATGGCGTCAGTCTCATTCATCTGGATGCCAGCGCTGAATGCCTGCCGGGTTTACCCACTTTCAACTGGTAACCAGGAACAACATGAAATTATTAACCACGGAAACCGCACTGGATATTCTGATTGCGTGGCTGCAGGACAATATCGACTGCGAATCGGGAATTATCTTTGACAACAATGAGGATAAAACGGATTCAGCAGCACTGTTGCCCTGTATCGAACAGGCCAGAGAGGATATCCGTACCCTGCGCCAACTGCAGCTTCAGCACCAGAACCGGTGAGTCTCACTCATCATCTCACTCACCAGACTTCATTCCACTGACGCCAGCCTGAACACGGCTGGCGTTTTCATTTATCTGCAAAAAGGAATATCGATTATGTCTGAAATCACAGTCTCCCGTCCGGAAGTGGTCAACGGGCATACGGACGTTATCTGCTCCACCTCAGTCAGCCACATTCTGGCTGTACGAAAGAGTACGCTGCTGCAAATCGACACACTTATCCGGCAACTGGCTGAAATCTCAGCAATGACAGAAAGTATTGGCGGTAAAACCGCACTGGACTGGGCGATGAAACAGGATTTTCGCTGTGGCTGCTGGCTCATGGAGAAACCTGAAACGGCAATGAAAGCCATCACACACAATCTCGATCGTGAAATCTGGCGTGACCTGATGCAACGTTCCGGGATGCTTTCCTTAATGGATGCACAGGCCCGTGAGACATGGTACCGGTCACTGGAGTACGATAATTTTCCGGAAATCAGCGAAGCGAACATCCTGAGCACATTTGAACAACTGCACCAGAATAAGGATGAGGTGTTTGAGCGAGGGGTGATCAACGTCTTCAGAGGGCTGAACTGGAATTACAAAACCAATTGCCCCTGTAAATTTGGCAGTAAAATTATCGTCAACAATCTGGTGAGATGGGACCGGTGGGGATTTCATCTTATCACCGGACAACAGGCTGACCGACTCGCCGATCTGGAAAGAATGTTGCACCTGTTCAGCGGTAAACCAATCCCCGACAATCGGGAAAACATCACTATTCGTCTGGATGAGCACATTCAGTCTGTTCAGGGTAAAGAGAGCTATGAAGATGAGATGTTCAGCATCAGATACTTTAAGAAGGGCTCCGCGCATATCACATTCAGAAAACCAGAACTGGTTGATCGGCTAAATGACATCATTGCAAAGCGTTATCCGGGACAATTATCAGCCATCTGAGTCAGATGGAAAAAAGCTTACCTGACCCATTACCTGACCCAATTCAAAGGAAAAAGAAAAAGGGTTAGCTGGTTTATTAGCTAACCCTTTGTTGTGTATGGTGGCCCCTGTTGGGTTTGAACCAACGACCAAGCGATTATGAGAACCATAACGGCCAAAGTAAAAACAATAACTTAGATAAAAATCAGTAGGTTACAAAACCAATATCCACCAATAAGAGCCAATATTCTTAAGTTTGTGCGACACTTTTGCGACACTTTAGAGGGTTGAGCTTTAAAGCCTCCTCAAGGTGGTTTGGTGCAAAATGGGCATAACGCATTGTCATTTTAATATCGGTATGCCCTAGTATTTTTTGAAGGACTAAAATGTTGCCACCGTTCATCATAAAATGGGATGCAAAGGTATGCCTGAGAACGTGCGTCAGTTGCCCGGCTGGTAATTCAATTCCAGCTCTTTCCAGAGCAGATCTAAAAGCGTAATAACACGGACTAAAAAGCACACCATTCTTTTTTGGCAGTTCAGCTATGATTGCTGGGTCTAATGGTATTGTGCGGTTGCGCTTACCTTTCGTTTTTATAAATGTGACCTTCCCAGCACCGATTTGGCTGCGCTTCAATTTCTCTGCCTCTCCCCAGCGAGCGCCAGTAGACAGGCAAATCCTGACAATTATCTCCAAATCTTTAGCAGAGCTGTGGCGGCTTTCCTCTAAGAGCCTGTCAATCTGCTCTCCAGTAAGATAGGCCATCTCACTTTCTTCTGTTCTGAACTGGCGAACGTTCTCTAATGGGTTAGGCGCGTCCCATTCCCCGAGCCGTTTTAATTCATTAAATACAGCGAGGAAATAAGCGTGCTCCAGGTTCATGGTGCGCGGTGAAACCTGAGTGACGCGCTTTGTCCGGGCAAAATGGCCATCCAACCTTTTAGCTCTATAAGCGGTGAACAGCTGCGCGGTGAACTCAGTAGCCATAGGAGAACCCATACACTCATCAGCCCATAGCATGGCGCTTTTACGCTTTTCACCATCACGCAGGGTTATCCCGTGGCGCTCGAACCAGAGATGTATCAGATCAGAAAGGCGGCGTTTGTCTTTGCCCTGACCGAGCCAGGGTGAGTCCTCTATTTTCTGGAGGGTGTAATTTTCAAACGCCAGCGCTTCACCTTTGGTGGCAAATTTTTTGCGAACCCGCTTGCCGCGTTTACCGTTGCTTCTATCTACAGTGTAAAAGTCAGCAACCCATTGACCATTGTCTAATTTCCTAACTGGCATAAGTTAACCATTAAGAATACGTTGTTTCTGTTGCTGAAATTCTTCTTCAGTCAGTATCCCTTCTTCTTTCATTTCTGCCAGACGTTCAATTTTTGACATTTGTTCGTCAAAAGAATGAGTAGCTTTAGTTGGTTCTTGTTGTGATTGGGCGGGGGTGTTCAAATTGTTTCTAGTTTCATTCACTAAGTTGGTGAACGGAATTACTGATCCCTTCATTACATTTTTAATGGTGTAATTTTGGCCACTGGTAGAAATCATAATCTCACCAAACATAAGCCCGGTTTTACCGCCAACACTCACTATATTGTTGAGGTTAATGTCGACTTGCTTAACGCCAAAAATCATACCCTTATCGAGAAAAATTACTCGTTTGTTAGTAAGGGTTATTAGCCATGTGTTGCCATCCATCATTCCGCTGGCAATTGCCACTGGTTGTTCACCAGAATTTAAAATCTCCGGGAGGTGGAAAAATTCTTTTTTGGTACCAAAAGGGGTGTCAGATACCACACTGGCCAAGCGTTTCATCTCTGCTTTCAACTGATCTTTTGATGCTGTTTTGTAGTCGATCATCTTCAATTCCTTATATTTATTTTATGGTTAATACAACTCTACCTAGAATTTTTATGTCTTCAATTGAACAGTCGAAGGCCATTCCAACGCCGCTAACTCTTACTTTCTTAATAGGTATGCGGGTAAGGGTACGAATGCTGGTTTTACCTTCAATTTCAACTAGCCACTCATCGTCATAAACCTCTGTAAAAGAGGTATCAACGATAAACTGATTGTTCCCCTCAAGGACACATATTGGGGTGTTTGGTAAAGGGGTGCCTGGTAAAAATGAAACTTTATCAAGCATGTACATACCTGCATCGTAAAGAACACCATCAACGATTTTTCGGCGGGGCATTTTCAAAAGGTCTAGTTCTTCGTCGTCAAATTTCCTACCTTGACCTGTTGCAAGCCACTCTAGAGAAGCACCAGTTTCGGCTACACACCTGACAACCATGTCAGCGGGGAATCCACCACGTTTATAACGTCCAGCCAGGCTACTGGATGCCATATCAAAATGGTCGGCAAGCATTAGTTTTGACGTAAAACCATAAGCATCAATGACTCTATCGAGTACTTCACTGCTGTGGCTAATTTGTCCGTAAGAAAATTTGCCCATAATTTAACCAGCAATTCGTAAAATGCGATAAATTTGTTGATTTGTCGCTTAATACGATCTAGCCTCTCCTCATTGTAGTTTTTTACGAATATTGGTTGTTAAAAGTGGATATTGGCGTATCCCTAACTGGAGAAGTTTGCATTATGCGTCCCAACATTACAATCGTGATCCCCGATCCGTACATCCCACTTGATGAATATTGCCGCCGTACTGGCATGTCCAAAAGTACAGCTGAGAACCTGATTTCATACGGAAAACTTCCAATCAAGCCCAAAGGCGCGCAGAAAAGAGGGCTGGTAGAAGTCAATATGGCCGCCCTAACCGTGATGGCATTAAGCGAGTGTGATGTTTCGCTTAACGCGTAATTCATCCTACGGATTAGGGAAGGGCTAACAATGTTTGATTATCAGACTTCTAAACATGCGCACTTTGATGCGGCTTGCCGAGCATTTGCGGTTGAGCACAATCTGGAAGATGTGGCCGCTGCCGTTGGTATGAGACCACAGATCCTGCGTAACAAACTGAACCCAGCGCAGCCGCACCGCTTAACCTGTGACGAGCTTTTAGCCATTACGGATTACACCGAAGATGCGCGTTTACTGGATGGGATGCTGGGGCAGATTAACTGCCTTCCATCCGTGCCGGTGAACAATGCTACAGAAGCCAACATGCAACTGTGTGCTCTTAGCGCCACAGCCAGTGTGGGCGCAATTGCTGGGGAAGCCGTATCAACTGGTCATATGACCGCCGCCCGCCGTACACAAATTCTTGATCGCGCTCGCGATGCTATCCGTAGCCTTTCCGTGTTGGCTTACACCGTTGAAAGCCGTATCCATTCTGCGCCGGTTTTAGCCGCGGCGGTGGATCTGGTCACGACGAATGCCACTGGCCTGATGTGAGGGAACATTATGAAAGCGTTTGTGACTTACCTGAAAAAAGAATCACCGGCTATGCAGTTACCCAGTGGTTCAACCGGCTGGATAGAACTGCCGAACGGCCAGCGCTGGAATCCTGGTCACACCTATAAATTCAATGCACATGAGTCTGTCCAGATGAAGGGCGGTTCTGTTCTGCGTTTCCTGACGACTAAAACCCGCCGCTTGCTGGGAATGGTTGGGGGGCGTTATGGCAATTAACCAGGAGCAGCAAAAGCGTGGGCTGGATCATCTTAAAAAGATTCGGCGCAAATATTTCAGTACTAGCAGTGAAGCCGCTGAATGGTGGGACAACCTGACACCAGAATGGCGCGGGGTGGTTCTTCATGCTGCTGCAATCAATTCCAGATCCGGCGTTTTTAAACGCAGCTTAAGTAATTGTTGCTGGCGAGAACTTTTTGAGCGGTTGGAGTATCGGGACATGATACAGCTGCGCCAGGGAATTTCCCGTGCTCGTTTAACTTTTAGCGGATTCGGGAGTTTACGGGACAGTGATTTCTCCAGACGAACCGCTGAACGTCCAGTAAAAATCGTCCATCCCATTAATACTAGGAACAAAGTGCAGATGATTATCGCACCTCATATTGTCCATAAATTGCAGCAGGGGAATCACTGATGAGCATTATTTCTGTAGAGGGTAAATTGTTGGGGGCTGAACTGGCTGTGTGGGGAGTCCCGCATAACTACGCGGTAGCGTTTGCAGAGAAAAGCGCCAGTAAAAATGGCCGCATTGCGTTGCATCCGTTCTTCTTCAACGACACCGAACACATGACTAACCAGCGCCACTGGCTGGCGATCAATGCTGCTTTCTGGTGCTGCGTGTACCGCGAAGCTGAGAGCAAAGAGGCACAGATTGAAGCGCTGGCGGGGATTCGTGCGATTTTCTATACAGCCGGGGCGCTGGGTGTTGGCGAGATAAAAGCGCTGATCCAGGAGTGGTGGCGGACAACCTATGAGCTGCACCTGATTCCGGCACCGAACTACTCAGCCGCCACAGTTCAACCCACTTTTCACTAATTAACCGCCTGAATTTTTTGGCCACGGTTCAAGTGGCCGGGGATTCTTTTGCCTTAAGGAACTGAAAATGAATAAAGAAAGAGAAATTTTTGCCAGAAAACAATTCGAATATCGGATTGAGTCTGCCTTTTCCGTGTGGCAGGACATGCTCACCAAAGCCACGCAGGAAGGTAAAGCCGCTGCTGCTGATTTGTGTTCTATCCGTCTGGATAAGCTGGCCACCCATGCAGCTAATGAAGGTTTAAGCGCAACGGAAATTGTTGAGTTAATCCGTGAAGAGGCCGCAGCGATTTGTAGTAAAGGCGGTGCTGCATGGCAGTAAAAACTCCACTTAAGTGGGTGGGCAGCAAAGCCCGCCTTATGCCACAGTTGCTTCCCCATCTGCCGGAAGGTAAGCGCCTGGTTGAACCGTTCGCCGGTTCCTGTGCCGTCATGATGAATACGGATTATGAAGAGTATCTGATCGCAGATGTGAATCCTGATCTGGTTAATCTTTATAAAGCGATGGCATATCACACTGATGCGTTGCTGAATGAGCTGGAGGCTTTGTTTACTGCCGGTTCGTTAGGTGATGAAGAAAGCCGCGCAGTTTTCTATTACGCGGTACGTGATGCTTTCAACCAGTCAGGTAAATCCCTTGGTTCGGAATCCCTTGAAGCTGCTGCGCGTTTCTTGTACCTGAACCGACACTGCTTTAATGGCCTGTGCCGGTACAATCGCCGCGGCCAGTTCAATGTCCCGTTCGGTAAGTATAAAAAGCCTTATTTCCCTGCTGATGAAATCTGCGCCTTTGCTGAAAAAGCAAAGCGTGCAACGTTCATTACTGCCCACTATTCAGAAACGCTCGATTTGGTTCGAGACGGGAATGACGTTGTTTACTGCGATCCGCCTTATCTGACTGATAGCGATAATTTCACCGCTTACCATGAGCGTGGTTTTTCGCACATGGATCAGGGGCGGCTGGCGCGTAAGCTACGGCGTTTGGCAGAACGTGGGATTCAGGTTGTCGCGTCAAACAGCGATCTGGAAATGGTGCATTACCTTTACGCAGGGTTTGAAGCCTTAAAGGTTAATGCGCCGCGTAGCGTTGGTGCGGCAGCTGCAAGCCCGAAAATGGCAGCAGAGTTAATCCTCAAATCCCCAGCCAGAACGAATCGGATGGCTTTGCGAGGTGCTCAATGAAAATGAGCGTCGATAGTCGTTGTTTCGATTCTTCAGCCACCAATATTGTTAGTGTTTCAGGCGGCAAAGATAGCCTTGCTCAATGGCTTCTCGCTGTTGAGGCCGGAGTAAACTTTTCTGTGGTGTTTGCTGATACCGGGCATGAACATCCACAAACAATAGAATACCTGGATTACCTTGAAAACAAACTGGGGCCAGTTAAGAGGGTCGGGGCCGATTTCACTCGACGCATTGCAGGTAAAAGGGAATATATTGCCAAACACTGGCCTGTTTCTTTAGTTGATGAATGTGGATTAACTCAGGCCATCGCTGACGCGCGGGTTAAGGAGGCGCTGGATTTACTCCATCCAACAGGTATTCCTTTTCTTGACCTTTGCATGTGGAAAGGTCGTTTCCCTTCAACAAGAGTACGTTTTTGCACTTTTGAATTGAAACATGAGCCAGTTAAATGCCAGGTTGTTACGCCTGCACTCGATGAATATGACGAAGTAATCAGTTGGCAGGGCGTTAGGGCCCAAGAGTCATCTGATCGTGCGTTATTACCTGTCTGGGAAGACGATGCAGACAAAACTCCAGGTTTACATGTTTACAGACCAATCCATTCGTGGAGTCACGAGGAAGTTTTTGCATTTGCACGTCGCCACGGCATAAAACCTAACCCGTTGTACCAACAAGGATGTACCCGTGTGGGCTGTATGCCATGCATTCATGCGCGCAAGTCTGAGTTAGCAGAGATTTTCCAGCGCTGGCCGGAAGAAGTAAAACGCGTGGCTGCGTGGGAAAAACTTGTTGCTGCCTGTTCCCGGCGTGGAAATTCCACATTCTTCCCGTCAACACTTGATCCGAAGCGAGCAGAAAGGCGGATTGAAGTAATTACTGTTGATGGATATGGGATTGAAAGCTACCGCGACTGGGCAATGACAACACGTGGGGGCAGTCAGTTTGATTTGCTTGCTGCTACAAATGACCTTGCGGTGTGCAGTAGTGTTTATGCGGGCGTTTGCGAATGACAGAAACTGTATTCGCACCACAACATCATGCCGTCGATGCCTGGCGGCGTGAAACCTTCGCGCCAGGTACACCGGCAGACGTGACAATCACGGAGCGCCGCCTGTGGGCTGTAAACCCGCAGGATCATAAATGGCGTGCTCAATACCTGCATGAAATACCCGACTGGTTAGCCGGGTATTTTGGCCGTCGCTACGAAAAGCTTTTTACTGGCCCTGACGGGCGTCGCCGTGCCAATACATTCCTGCGTCAGACTATTGGAGGGAATGTATTGCCACGTCTGCGCAAAGTGGCTGCTCGTTATAAGCTGGCCGCTGATGCAATAGACCTTCCTTTTGGCAAGTCGCTGGAACGCCTGCCGTCACTTGACCGCCCGGAACTTAAAAAACTGGCTGGCCAGATATCTGGCTGGATCTCCCAGTCGCTGTATGACTTCACCGAACGGTTTGATTCCGGCACTGACGACGCTAAAGAGCTGCACCGCCGAACGATGGAGTCTTATCGCTATCTTTGTGCGTGCAGTCTGATGCTGAATAATCAGCCGCCATACTGGGCAGAACATGAAGCCAATGCCGGGCAACTGGAAACACGTAAGGCTGAATCCGGCATTCTACGCATGATGGCACCTGAATGGTGGTATCTGCGCCTGAAGCGAGCGCGTGACGTACAGCATGAGCATATGGCCATAGCCGTGGGGCAGGTGCAGAAAGCGGCCAGCGCTTATGTATCCCGTAAAACCCTGGGGGAATGGATAGAACAGAAAAAGCGAAATCTGGAGTTCTTTAAAAAGTTTGATCTGCTGAATGATGAAGGGCTGCGCATTGCACTGGACAGCATGGTACACCGCAGCGTTGCAAATCCGGCGATCCGTCGCTGTGAACTAATGGTAAGAATGCGAGGATTTGAAGATATGGCCAATGAAGAAGGGCTGGCCGGTGAGTTTTACACTATCACCGCGCCATCTCGTTTCCATGCGGTACACAGCAAAGGGGGCTTTGTATCGCAATGGGATGGAAGTACTCCGCAGGATACCCAGCGCTATTTATGTGGCGTATGGGCAAAAGCCCGCGCCGCGATCTCGCGTGCGGGTATCCATGTATTTGGGTTCAGGGTTGTCGAACCTCACCATGACGGGACACCGCACTGGCATATGTTGCTGTTCATGCGCCCGCAGGACGTGGACACGGTGCGCGATATTCTTTGTTATCACGCCAGAATTACCGACTCCGAAGAACTGCAAACGCCAAATGCGCTAAAGGCACGTTTCCATGTTGAAGCCATCGATCCCGCTAAAGGGTCAGCGACGGGCTACATCGCCAAATACATTTCCAAAAACATTGATGGATTCGCGCTGGATGGCGAGCAGGACGAAGAAACCGGAGAAAACCTGCGGGATATGGCTAAATCCGTTTCTGCATGGGCTTCACGCTGGCGCATTCGCCAGTTTCAGCAGATTGGCGGTGCGCCAGTGACAGTCTGGCGTGAGCTTCGTCGGTTGCGGGATCAGGTGCTGACCGATCGCAGAATGGATGCGGTTCTGGCTGCTGCTGATGTCGGGGACTGGGCTGCATATACCCAGGCGCAGGGCGGCGCACTGGTTGCCCGCCGTGATCTGGTTGTTCGTCTGGCCTATGAAATTACGGAACAGGGTAACGAATATGCAGAGGACGTGCAGCGTGTACAGGGTGTTTATTCTCCTTTGGTTCCTGATTCAGAAGTTTGTACCCGTCTGGTTAAGTGGCAAAAGGTTGCGAAGTTGGCCGAAGCGCCAGCGGAGGCGGGTTTTTCTGGCGGCAACGCCGCCCCTTGGAGTTCTGTCAATAACTGTACGGAGGGTGGAACCCGCAGACGGTTAAAACTGGAATTAAGAAGCCGGGGGTTTGATGGTTCTGATGAAGAAATAGACATACTGAAACGAGGGGGAGGGCTTCGTTTCGGTCAGTCAGCACTCATTTACCGGAGCGGACGACTACAGGAGAAGCAAAACGAGCCAATGCAGGAGCTTTGGCCGGGATGGTTATGACGCTGTAACTCTGTGAAACATATCTATTTGTCACCTGGTTAACAGAAAAATATGTTTCACAATTAGTGCTTAAAGGTGTACTGTATGTTTATACAGTTATTGTTTGTATGGGAGGGTAAATGGATATTCTGGAGGCGTCGGCACAGCTGGAACGCATTGAGTTGTTGGCCAAGATTGCCCATATTTACGAAAGTAACCAAAGAGAGAAAACGATAGCTTTGTATTGGATTGGAGAGATTGCAGGAGAAATGCGGGAAAAGGTTAGTAAGACGATGAAAAGCCCCCAAAAAGGGGGATTATCAGGCGGCGGGAGTCGCTTTCAGTAGGTCTAATGCCATCTGACGCTGATCGGGTGAAAGGGCATTCAGTATTTTTTGTACCATAGCATCACCTGTTTTAGCGCTTGGGCTGAGAGTGTGGGAGAACGTCAGATTCATGACAAACGTGTGGCCACACTCAACATCTGAACAGGCGCAGTAAATATCGGCAATCTGCCGGTGTTTCCGGTTCGTTTTACGAATAACAGCTTTTGAGCCGCATTCCGGGCATTCGATTTTCAGAACTCGCATATTCCATGCTCCAGCTGTTAAATGATGCCTGGATTTTAGCCTTTTTTGCCTCATACCGCACCCTTATCCGTTGATTCTGTGTAACTTAAATCAAAGTTCAGGTGCAGGTTTTCCGGTATTTCTGGATCATTGTTTACGGCCATCATAAACCGGCGCTGAACAGGAGCGACTTCGCTTTTTTTATAAATCCGTTCGGCCTTTTCTACGTCACCCAGCCCGGCAGTATTTTGCGGGACAATGCCGGCAAGCCCGGCAGGAAAACGGTGCGCGTTCAGAATGTCCTGGGCGCTGATATTCTTGATGTTGGCAAATTCATCCTTAGCGGAAATATCCCCCATTTCAATGAATTTGATGGCGTCACCGTCTCCACCGGGAATGTTTACCAGGATGGTGGAGAAGTTGCCGATCCCTTTGCTGTCACGTAGCTGCTGTTCAATTTCCTCTTCCATTTCATCCGTCATGCTGGGATCGCGCGTGTAGAGAATGCCGCCAGTGTGGGCGCCATTGTGGTAGTAACGCCGACGGAAAATGACCGCTTCACTGTTGAGTAATGCAGAATGTACGCCGCCGATGTAGTCCGGCAGTCCGTAAATATGCTGTTGCGGGTCATACATTTTGATGAAGATAATATCTTCTTCAGGCCATATCTGCGGTTCGCCTTCCTGTAGCACCACGTAATCACCAGGTTGATCAGTTGCGTTGTTCCTGTCTTTCCTGCGTCGGATATAGAGGCCGGGTAAGGGTTCCAGTCCGATCACGTCTCCCCATCCGTTACGAACTTTTCCAAGCGCAATATCCCCAAATGTGATGTAGTCAAAAGCTGCGGCTTCCAGCTGGTCGTAAGTCAGGCCGCCAGACAGATAATCAGACACAATCATGTTTTTACGGGCGTGGATGATGCCGCCATGCTGACCGTTAAGGTTAATCAGTTGTGCCAGTGCCAGCCGGTCAATTGGCTGGGTAAAATGATCGGCGGCATTGTCGTACCAGATATCCCGGTAGTCGGTGCCGGTAGTCAGAACCGGTTCCGGTTTGCCGAACGTAATGATGCTCATTTTTTTTGACTTATCGCCGCGCTGGCCGCGCTTAACGAAGTGTTTCTTTTTACTCATGCTGCCTTGTTCCTTAAATTCCAGCGTGATTTAGGTTTATTTTCATAGTTCAGAGGTTCGTTATGCAGGGCGTGGGTTATCGCCCAGAACGCTTCGGCGTGTCCTGTGTCCTGGCTGCGGTCTGCAACAAAGGTCATGGCATTACCGCTTTGTGTGGTTGTGCGGCGTACGGACATAAAGCTGGCCGGGATCTCTTTCAGGTTTTTGTCCCATTCAATTCGCTGACTTTCGACCACGTCAGCCGCCTTCAGTACCAGCTGATTTTTCGTGTTCAGGTCGTAACGAATGGCGACGGCCACACGCATGGCAAAATGCTGAATGTTGTCAAAAACGCCCTGGCCAATACCGGTAACGTCCACGCCCAGATAGGTGAAGTTGTATTTTTTAAACAGCTGCTCGATCTGCTTTGCCTGGTACCGGAAGTTCATTCCTTTCCAGTAAATCACCTTCAGAACGCGGAATTTCTCCACGGCGAACATCGGCGGCGCCACAATCACAAAACAGGACAAATCCCCGCTGCGAGCCGGGTCAAAGCCGCCCCATACTGGCCTGTCACCAAATGGCCGGGCGGCGTCCGGGTTATGATCCTGCCAGGTATCCACTTCCACGCCGCAGGCTTCCAGGTCGGAAAAGCTGAAAACGGAATCTTTACTGTCCACGAACACGCACATATAGAGCATGTTGAAAGTGGCTGTGTTGTAGCGGTTGCGCAGCTTCTCGATGTTGGCCAGATTGAAGCCGCCCGCAATGGCATCCTCCATCGTAATGACGTAGCGCCACTGGCCATCCGGACAAACCCGCCCGCCGTCGCGCAATTCATCAAAGGTCGGAAACTTAATGGCAGTACGTTTTTTACTGCCCTGTTTCCATTCATCGCCTGTCCAGAACGGGTACGCCTGGTGAGTTTTAGCTGACGGTGTTGAAAAGTAGGTGGTACGCCACTTGTCATGTGTGGCCATTGCACTGGCCACTTCATTAAGTTTTGTGAAATTTGGAACCCAGAAATATTCATCACAGTACAGGTGGCCGCTGTAGGACTGGGCGGTGTTCTTGTTGGTGGACAGGAAGCGCAGCTCCGCGCCGTTGGACAAGCGGATGGGGTTACCGGTCAGCGTGATCCCGAAATACTGTTCAGCAATATTTACGATGTAAGACCGGAACACTTCCGCCTGCGCTTTTGATGCCGACAGGAAGATTTGCGGATCGCCTGTCATGACCGCGTTTTCAAAGGCTTCAAATGCAAAATACCAGGTCGCACCTATCTGGCGGCTTTTGAGGATGTTTCTGACCAGCTGGCCAATGTTCCGGCGCAGGTGTTTCTGGTATTCAAAAAGATGTTCTTCCGCCCAGGTGTCAAAATCCTCCTGCGTCAGCGAGGAAATATCGTTTTTCTTGTATTTCCGTTTGCGGCGGGGTTCGTCATCATTGCTGTCCCGCGCATCTGCCTGCCCGGAGTTCTGACCGCTGGCCATCTTTTCTTTATGCTTATTGCTTTGCGCACGCAGTTTTGTGGCATGAGCAATGAGCATGTCCATTTCTTTCAGGTCGAGATCGGTTTTGTTATCCCGGCTGGCCAGTAGCTGGTAGCGGCGTTCGATAGCCTCTTCAGTGCTTTCAAAACTGAGCAAATCAGCCCAGCTATATTTTTCAGCCCAGTAGTAAACGATCCGCGCATTCGGCAGATTTAATTCAGATGCAATTTCTTTTGGCGTATAGCGGCGCAGATAAAGTGCGCGGACAACGCCTTTTAATTCTTCAGAGTATTTAGCCATGCGGTAATTATGCCGTGGCTGTAATAAAAAAACGGTGGTGATAATTCGTCTGTATTCGGTAAAGCGTTATATCCGAACTGTTCAGAATAAAACGTAATGCAGCAATGGTTTTATTTGGCAATAATTGATTTGCAGCGTCAGGGAGTGGAACAGGGGGGATATGTCACATTTAAAAACTGACTGGCTGTGTGTTGCTACTGAAGGGGATACCGTTGACGGACGGATTATTGAACGTCAGTGGATTATCGATATGGGGGAAACCTATGACTATAACCACTATGTCGCTTTAATCTGGCCGGAACACCAGAAAGGCGGGGGTAATTTCGGTGAAGTACTGGAAGCCACCTGGCGGGACGGGGATGACGGACTGGCGCGGTTGTATGTCAGTCTTTGCCCGAATATGCGGCTGATATACGCTAACGAAGAAGACCAGCTTCTTTTCTTCTCCATAGAGCCGGAGGAAGACTGGCGCGGAACAGGACGAACATACCTCAAGGGACTGGCAGTGACGGATACTCCTGCCAGCATTGGCACCACACGGCTGCGCTTCAGTCGGCAGCGCAAATTATCTGAACAGGGTTATTACCGTTATGTAATTTCCCGCGATGGCAAAATTAAGCAGGAAGGAAAAATGAAGAACTGGCAAAATTTGTTTGGTATTAAACCGAAGTTTGAAGATGAAACGCCGCCAGATAATACCGCGCAGGGTGATGATAAGTTACAGGCACTGGCAAACGCGGTAAACGAGCTGGAAGGCCGTGTGGCCAAAATTGAAAATCAACTGAATGATGTTCAGGG